GACCCATCGATTTAAACCCCATCACGCCGCACATAATAACAACGAACCGCATAAAACGCTGTCCACAGTGATACTCAGAGCATCAGACTCAGTGATGCTCAGTGATACTCAGAAGACTGCCAATTGCGTCCCCTGTGTATAGCTCAGAGTGCTCAGAGTTAGTATTAGTCTGCTGGCATACGATTGGTGTCCCTGGGTGATGTCCTCCCTATTATACCATGATGATGCCAGACTGTGCAATGTGTCTCATAATACTCATAACAACTGTGTGTGGACTGTGTAACATTTTCGGGGGTAATAGTTGACAAACTCCGATCCTCATGATACGCTCGCTTAGCTGACATCACCAGAGCCCATTTATCACACTAATTAACACTTTCTATAAAACACAAATATATGTTTTTTTATACCTTTTTTAATTCTCCGTGTATACACTTGGAAGACACTTGAGAGACGCTTCAGAGACACTCAGAGGGGTCTACTTATCGCCTAAGACTATCACTTTATCTTGGTGTTCAGGGTACACACAGAGGCACACACTTGTCTCTCCGCGTATACTATCCGACTCATACTTTCTTATACAGATTGTTATGTACTCATCGAACACATGTTGAACAATAGCTGGCAAATCGTTGTAGATTACATGTTGTCCTGTTGTGAACATGACGAAGTTAGCTGATGATCAGTACTGTCTAATAAGTCTGCAATATGTGATGGCAACTTCCCCTTACTTGACCAGATATGTTTATACTGAATGATCAGTGCTCTGAGCATACTTAACTGTGTGTGAGACAGTGTTACTTTGTAGAGAGATTCACTTGGCATTGTAATTTTTGGCGGCGGAAATGTCGCTATAGTATTTAATAACCTCTTGATAGAGATTAGGCATGTGATCGTAATTCATACAATCACCAATTTGATAAGACGAGAAGATTTTCTTCTTCGTATTCTTCGGGGGCTTGATCATCATAATGTGAGGGTTTATTGTACCAGAGATCATCTGGAATCGACTCCATGATTTCATCGATCATGATATCAACGATTTGAATTTTGTCCATGGTAGCGATACTCCCAGTTTAATAGATTTCCAGGAAAGTGACATCAATGTCTTCAGACATTATATCACAAATACGGGCAATTTCCTTTCTCGATGATGCTTCAATGTTGAAAACGAAACCATCACTTTCATGACGCAAAATGGTCATGTTGATGTGCTCTTCGTATTTAGAGATGAAGTTAGAAACCGTATGTGAATCGTCACTAGTGAATGAGATTAATACCTCACTAGATTCGGGTTCATGGAATACAATTCCCTTAGCAAGATTGTCGAGAGAAAGCTTTGACATTAGGAGCGAGATTCAACGAGATTTGTGATGTGATCGATGCACTCTTTCAGTGTATCATACCCTGTGAGATTATCAAACTTGTTGTCATCATCACGGGCGAGAATTGCATAGCGTGGTGTTGCTGATGCAGAGAAACTTACCTTGAACTCAGGATAACAATCATCCTGTGAATCGGTGTCTCTTTCTGTATATGCCTCAAGGACATTATCTCCTTGATTAACTCTTACTAAACTTAGCATTGTTGTTAGCGTGGACCTGCCTAGTTATGTATTAGAACAGTTGTGTCCATTTGTTGTGATTAGCTTTGGTAATTCTACCCTCATTGAGTAAATTATCACACACACGACAGAATACATCAAATTTCTGATTACGATCGAGAGTATCAATCTCGTCGCACTCTTTAATGGTGTCGATGATCATTTTCTTAGAGTGAATCATTTGAGAGAGAATAGGAAAGGTCAAAGGACAATGAGTAAGAAAAGGATGGAATAAAAGCGGGCATAAATTGATGCCCACTCTTTTTTAGTTTTTACCATCAGGCGAACACATATCCGTTGTCGAAAGATTCAGTGACAAACTTAGATTGTCCGTTGATTGCACCAGCAAACTTGCGAACATACCAAACAAAATCTTTCTGAAATACGCCTTCGCCAGCAATGCAGAATTCATCGCAAAGTGCATTAAGACGAGATTTTGTGGTGTTAGTCTGCCAACCACCATCAAAAATGGTCATGTCGTTGTCAGAAACCTCAGCGATCTTGTTGCCGTGAAGACGAACAACAGAGACGCCAGTTTCTGGGTCAAAGTGAACAGAAGTGTTGCCAGACTGCCAATCGATGTTCTTTTGAACAGCGGCACACATTTGGGATTCGATCTTTCGCATGATGAAGAAGAGAAGAGAGTTAAGAGGCGGGAGAGGTGTTGTCCCCTCCACTCCTATAAGATACACGATTTTGGGGCGCTGTGCCATGCTCTTGTGCCACTAGCTCAACTGGCATCCTTTGGCGTCTCATTATACTTAACTTTGATACGCTGCATTAATTGCATCATTTCTTTCATTCCATAGCGATCAATCACCATGTCTTTAAATTGCTTTTCAGTGTAATCTTCATAGTATTTGAACATACTATCAAAAGCAAATTCTTCAAGCAAAGTTCTATCCCATGACTCAATTTGTTTCTCAATGAATTGTTCTTTCATGAATTCGAGTTCTTCTTGTTTGTCCATTTGTTCGTGAAGATGTTGTTTAATGTATGACATAGTATAATTATTCTCCAAACATTTGCTCAAACAAGTTATCACAATTTTCTGCCTGTTCTCTACGCTCACATTCATAATCAATCATGTCGCGCATAGCAACTAGCTCTGCCTGTTTTGCTTTGAGTTTATCCATTTCAACATTCAAATAGTGCAGTCGATTGTTGATATCAATTCGATCCAATCCATCAACAGCGGTGACAGTATGTTCCATGCCATTGATTGTAACTTTCTTGTCTGCAATAATGTGAGTCATGAGTTCAGAAAAAAGAGGGTAAGTTTTGATAAAATCAGTCATCGAGTCCTTGGGTAGAATCCCATGCATCATAGAAAGAATCCCATGCAGATTTGTTATCAACAAAGGATGAAATGTTGAGCATCTCACATACCCAATCATATGCCATATCGATGTCGGCATTTGTGTCATCGACGAAGGCACACATTTGACCCATAATGTCATTCCACTGTGCTTGCTGTTCAGTTGGAATCATGTCGGTTGCTTTGTTCATACTAGTATGATGGCACAGAATGGGGAGAAAATCAAGCGATTGTGGACACCTTGTAAGGCGTCACATGCCGTTCAGAAAATCTGCCATCGCCTCCTGATACTCTTCAAAGGTCGCGAAGCGATCAGCGAAGCGGGCTGGCACCTTGCCAGTGCAGGGCTGTGCCTTTGGCAGGTCGCGACCTTTGGCAAGGATCTGGAGCTCGTAAGGGTTGTTTGTTTTCATGCTTATATGATGGCACAAAAAAAGCGGTTTTGCAACCGCTTGTGTGCCACTATGTCAACTGGATGGGATCGCGACCTTTTCTGGCGCTGCGTCGTTAAACTGATTCATCTTGAAACATTTCCATTCATTGTTAACAGTCCAGATATATGCATATTCTTCGTTATTTTCTTTTGAAAGAAAATCAAAGATTGAATCATCGAAACGAGGTGCATTGTCTTCAAGTTTCTCACCGCGACCAGTGTAATATTCTGGAGCAAATTCACCTTCGGGGAGTTTCTTTCCCCACACTTCATCTGCCCAGCATGTTGACATATTGCCACCATTAATGAGATCTGCAGCTTTCTCGCGGGAGTTGTATTGTTCCTTCAAAGTAACACCCAACCACTCAGGATAACCATCCCAATGATGATAAGCAGAGAGGACAGTATTGTGCTGGAGTTGAATACCAATGCGAGCGCGAGTTCCCATGAATTGTGTTGATTTGTTTGACTCTTATAGTATGGCAGCAATCAGGGCAGATTGCAAGTGATGGTGGACAGTACAATAACTGTCACAATTTTCCTCCTACAATACCATCAGATACTATCCTAGAATGTTCATCAAGTGTTCCCTCTTGTAAACATTTAAGATGCCATCTTGTCATTTCGGTAACATCTTCAGCTCTCATTCCTGTGAGAAAATGTGTACCGAGTGGATCTTTTAACACGCTCACATGCATACCAAACCGCGTCTCTTTAACATAGAACGCATCATCGATCCACACAACATCATCGGGGATAGTTTTCTCTACTGTAGGATTTGGACCGAGTGATGTAGCTAATGTGGTCTTTTTTGTTTGTGTCTGCGTGTCAATCATGTTCACCTAAAAAACTACTCCATGGATTAATTACGATGCTATGTCTGTATCCTGTGAATCGTTCAACATAATGTTCAACACCAGGACCAAACATAACGAGTCTATTTTGTACTGGTTCGATGTGACTATCATCCTCAAAGAACAATCTACCATCGACAACATCGTGGACATCAAGATAATAAACTGATGTCATTATCGGGTATTTTGTAATACCCTTCTCTAAACATATTTCATCTCTATCATAATGCCAGTGTGGAGGACGATCATTCAATTGCTGCCACAATTCATAGGCAACAGCATCACTCAGGTCCCAATACTTGTTGATGATGTTAATAATGGGATGAAATGGTTCGATCTCATCCCATTGCAATTGAAACCCATATTCATTCACATTAGCTAGATTATTTTGCAATAAACTGCTATTACGAATGAACTGGATTTGTTCATCACTTAGAACATCATCGAGAACGGTTAGATTTATCAAGATCCAAACCTTCTGACTCTGAATTGTACCAAAAGTCTTCCCAATCTTCGGGAGAATCGGTTACATCTTCGATGCGATTGTCAAGCGTCCATGTAGGATCACCTGACACGATTCTTGCATTTTGTTCAAATTCTTCGGGAGTCATTGACAATAAGAGGGATCAACTTTACAGAACTGAGATTGTCTTTTCTCAGTCATTTCTTTCATGCTACTACCCAGTTCAATACAAAGTAATGCACCGAGTAGCATAATCATGCAGGTTAGAACAACTCTCATCTTACAATCTCAGCGAGAGTATTCAACACGGGCTCTAGATCACGCTCTTCGTCATCACTCAAATCGATGAACATTTGTTCTACACACCAGAGCAGAATATCTGCCTGAGATTTTGTTACTTCAATTTGTGAAGTGATGGTTTCCATTGTTCGGTTAAAAGAGAGAACTAGTTGTATTTAACAGGGTCAGCAGGCACATGCCATACCACTGTTAAAGAGTTGAGGAATCATCGAATCATCGGTGACTTGATAACCATAACCCTCAACACGAGATTCAACCTCACGGTTGAAATCTTTTTTGTTGATGTAGCTTTTGGACTGAGTTTTGCCCATGAAAGTAACAACTTTGAGCATGAGACGATTGTGAATCTCACCCGTCGCAAACTTGACGGGATAGAAGTCAACAACCATGTTTCCGCCCTGTGCTGTGAGTTGCATGTGGTGCCTTGCTTTGACTCTTATAGTATGTCACGGGACGCGACCGAAATCAACCCATGGTGTACGGTTCGTGATCTGTCACAACCACACTGAACCGATTGACATAATCGTGGGCATAATGTGTACGGTTTCCATGAATACCCCAACCCAACCAATTATAAGCATGACGCATGTAATAGTCAACAGATTGCCCAGGTGATAACAAATAGGGCTCATATCTGACCCATTGATTCTCATTCACCATGTAACGCAGTTGACTCATCATATGATCTGGATTTAGATCATATTTTGCACAGAACTTACCCAACCCAATGTAACGAGCGGTTGTAGTCCACTGAATCAAACCAAATCCACCAGAGTGACATTTTTTGTATCCAGTACGCTGTCCACCTTCACAAACAAGATGATCAAATCTTGACTCTTGTTTGATATTACCCATGACAACTGCAAGGGCATTGATATTCCTGATCTTACGCTTTTCTTGTAAGAAATTCAGCGCAATTCTCTCATGTGGTGAACAATCAAGGCAAACAACAATTGGAGCTGGAGGTTGATCGTAGATCATAAAAACAACTTACTGGACGATATGCAAAGTAAAAAGGACAACATGAGAACAACATCCCATGATTTAGTTCTGATGAAATATGGCACTGATATTGCATCAGCAACAAACATCATCATAGCACCTAGACTAGCACTAATATGCAATATTGTAAAGTATGAGATGATAACGAGACTGCTGCCGATAATTCGTGCAATCACATCTAATTTCATGCCATTTGCCTCTTGATGTTTTTTTCAATTTCTTTCAACCAACGCGCTTTGCCTGGTGTCTTCGATGTAACCACCACAGCATTATTTGGTCCATGCCATGTATAGTGGTTGCCCACACGATGTAACACAAACTCATACGATTTCATGAGTTTTCGCAAGTCTTTGTCAATTTTGATAGACATGATCAAAGGTAAAGGAAAGAACCGTAAGCATCACAAATGTGAGGATTATCTGCCAGCTGAGTGATCAGATAGCGGACACCTTTCGCGGGTGCTTTGTAACTAGCAGGTTTGTAACATTCGCCAGTGTTCTTATCAATGAACATCCAGCAACTGCGACCATTCAAACGCTCATCAACATTTTTGAGATAAGACCAGACTTTGATATATTTGCGACCTTCTTCGATCTCCAGTTGAGTGAACACAGAGCGACCAGATTCGATGCTGTTGACTTTCCACTCATTATTCAATTGTTCCACCAGTGCTTCAGTGAGGAACTGGACTCGGTTGGTCAGGATCATGTGGTTTCCCTTGAGTACCTCCATATTATAAAACCCCACCGCTACAGCGGCAGGGTTCCTGTGCCAGTTGTTCGACTGGTTTGTTTTTCTAACTTTTTGCAGAGCTTTAAGGCAGACTGATAGTTACGGCAGGTCTTCAATATGTTCCCGCCGTGTATAACTACGAATTTTTTGCCATTACTAGGCACCGCAGCGACCATTCCATCCTTGCTGACATAACCAGACCAAGGATCCGTCGCTTCTAGAATTCTTGTGTTTGTATGATAAAAAGATTGATAATTCAAATAAACTAGATGGTGTCTTTGAAACGGACTGTTGATAGAATATTATCTATTCTACCATTAGGAACATCACTAAGAAATAATTGCTCAGCAGCTTCTCTATTAACTGCTGTATATTCCTTAGTTAACTGTGGTCCAGTGCCATTAACTTTGTAATACACTGTGTGCGGTACATTTGCCATTACTTAGAGGTTCCAAGAATGGTTTTTACAGCAGTAATCACAGCTGTAGGTTCATCTTTAAGGAGTGCGCGTTGTGCTGCACCAGGAGAGTTTTTCATGATGGTTTTCTCTTTAGAAACACCATCAACCGTGTAGGTAACTACTTGTTGAAAATTGTTCGACATTTGTTTAAGCGAATGAATGTGCGGGGAGACCATCAACGAAGATAAGATCAATAACTTTCTGGAGACGATTACGGGTCGCCAGTGATGCTTTGCCAGACAGTGGCACAGTCACAACACCATGAGATTTACGATATTGTGAGAGATCACCAGGAGTGATCTTTCCATCAGCGATATCTTTAACATCATCACTATGTAGGCGAATAACACGCCCAATCGTCTGCGCCATCTCAATAATAGGGAGATTACGCAGCAAAATAGTGTGAGTCAGACCAGGCACATTGATGCCCTCAGAGAGAATAGAATAGTGGAAGATGATGAACTTTCTGTTGTCATCCTTGCCCCACTCTGTCAGAGTTTTGAAGAACTCTTGACGACCAACTTTCTGACGATTGATATATGCACCGTGCTTAGATGTGATGTGCAAGATATCATAACCTTTGGCATTGAGCTCTGACAGAACATCAGTCTTAGACAGCATGTTCCACAGAACACGAGTATTAGGAGCAGCAACTAGCACCTTAGCAGACTGTTCCTCAGACAAATCATCAACAACATCGATAAGCAGATCACGATCTACCTCATGTGCATTGTCTTTAGTGCGAACAAGTTCAGACTCGTGAACAACAAGCTGAGGAGGAATAATGCTGCCGTTGTTGATAAGTTCAGGAGCAGGAACGATCTCCAGAGTATCACCGAACACAATCTTATTGTTCATGCCGCGAGCATGTGGATTGCGAGAATACTTCGGAGTTGCAGTAAAGAAATATGCAGACTCTGCTGCCATAGATGTAGCAGCAACACCAACAAAGTGTGCTTTTTGTGTTGCATTGTGTGCCTCATCACAATACATGACATCAACATTGATGCCACTGTCAACAATACGACCGAGACTGTGATAAGTTGTGAAGATCAACTGATGAAAGTTGCCACGGCAAGCAGCATCGTGAGCAGCAATCTGCTCAGGTTTGGTAGTACGAAAACCATCAACTTCACCACTGTGAACATGCATGACAGCACAACTCACATGACCGTTGAGATAGCTGAAGAACTCCTCAAACAGTTGATTAGCGAGAAGAATACGAGGAGCGACAACAACAACTGTCTGAACATCGTCAGATTCAAGGAATCGACGCTTGCAATCTTCCATCATGATGACAGTCTTGCCACCACCAGTAGGAACATAGACGCAACCTTTGTTGTTGTTCTGAATTGCGTCAAGTGCTCGCTGTTGATGTGGACGAAGTTGCATGATGTTCTGTCGATTATGCAATAATTATAGCAGGTCCATATCCTTGCGGACATGCCCGTGTGACGCTTTGTTCACTGTCTTCCACCATGGGTGCTCCCACTGTTCTTGCTTATTCATATTATTTTCTACCCATCTTTTGAGAGAATAATATCTTTCCCTCCAAATATCTGCCTCAGACTTTTCCTTGTTTGGATTTGAAGTTGTACTTGATGACATACTGTTCGTGCTCTGTTCCATTCGAGTGAACTATTCTAACATGTTCGATAGTATAATGCGGATCTAATCGTTGACCCAGAGTATGTAGCTGCCACATAATTTCGCTGCGATTTCTAGCATCTTCGTTATTCATTTGAGCGCCATTCCTTACGCATACTCTGATATGTATCATCGTATGCTGCTTTGTCTCTTATTGCCTTGAAAACCTTTGCAGCTTTTGCCTTCTCATTATCTCTCCAGTCTACTTCTTGTGGGCGGACTTTACCATTTTGATCGTATTTACGCCCGTCTGAATGATTAGCATACCGTCGCGCTCTCGTAAAACCCATTTCAAGGAATTTCCTCGCCATGTCCATACCAATGAAATCCCGTTGTACTCGAAATTCAACGAACATGGAGTATATTTTAGCAGCAGATTTGCTAGCAGTATCTTCATCTACAAACCTCCAATGAGCGCATATGTCGTTAGTGTAAGGGCGTACCAATAGCACTCCTTGTTCTCCCCTTCCAATACGATAAAGTTTGCGAGTTTCTGCATCTGTAAAGTCAAGGTTTTTGTAGTCGAGCTCATAATCAAATTCTTTCATTAGTTACCTGACATCAGATCATAAAGTTCTTGTGCTTTAAGATATTCTCTTAGATGATAGTCTGACATATTTTTGACACATTCTAACATCTCATTATATGCAACTTGTGCTGTGACCTCATCATCACAAAGATAATCATCTATAGCATCTTGCATACGATCTTTACGCTGCTGACTGTAAGTTGTATCAGGTCCAAGATAAGGTCTAGTCATTGAAATGCACTCATTAAAGGATTTAGATTTAACTGCATAGCAGTATAATTGCGTGTGTCTTCAATATCTACCTGATCTCCACACTTGGTGGCGTTAATAGGCGCATGATAGGTTCTCTTCTTTGTGTTGTAGAATCCCCAGATCGTATTAACAGGATCACTAGTATAACTGTAATGGTTGGGATGATGTAACCAAATAGATAACAAATTACGCTTAAAGGCTTTAACTTTGTAGGAGTATCCTTCTGGTGGTTCATGAATGAAATCGGGTGGCAATTCAAGGGTCATAATACAGAGCGAGCGGGAAACCATCCCGTACTACACAACATTGTAGTATCTGCCTGGTTGTCTTGCCTCTCACCAGGTGTCAGTTCTTTGACTGGCAGGTGACCCATACCCATCTTATTTGCTAGCTCTCTTACACTAACTGATTGACCAGTCCCAACTGGTACAGGTCCTCTAATCGTACTAACAGCAAGATAACGAATGGCACGACATACATCTTCAACATGAATCCAATCTCTGGTGTGGTTTGTTACATAAGTAGCGGTCTTATCCTCCAACATTCTATACATCATATCTTCACGACTGTTCTCACCATATACTGTCGTCAATCTCATGCCGATGGAGTTAGGTGGTGCCATGACTTCATTGATCCATTTAGTCATTGCATATGGATTCTCCCAATATTCACCATCTACAGCACTGGATGATGCATAGATCAACAATGTGTCAGTATCTCTACACCAATTGAACAACTTCCGTGCCTTCTCTACATTATTATCGTAGAACTTTTGCGGGTTATCTAAGCTTTCACGAATATTCGCGAACGCTGCCAGGTGGATGACCAAATCATAGTCTCCACCATTAAAATCGGCAATATCATCAGGAAAATCAATTCCATCGACATTTACGGGACCAAATACTTCTTGCCAGTCAGCATATACATGCCTGCCGATGAAACCTTTGTGACCTGTGATTAATACTCTCATGAGAAATTGTGTAAGTTGTGCCAGACAGCACCGATGTTCATTTTGCCGTGAAAATAACCAGCAACAATGACACTAAGCGTTGCTAGTATCACTCCCAGAAACATCAGTATCGGGATTGTTGGGTTTTTGAGATGGGACATATGGATTGCGAGATTTATTCTTGATTACAATAAATGCATCTTTATTGTATTTGACTGTACCTTTTAGTGGTGCCCATTTAGTGCCAGCTCCATCAATCCCATAGACTGATGTACCACCAATCTCTAGAGCAATGTCATCATTTTCAATATCCCACCCTAGTTTCTCAATAGCAGCGTGGAAGTCGTAGTAAGTAACCATTAACCGAAACCTTTTTGTGAGCGAGCTTTGTGTGGTGGATTGTCTTTATCTAGCACTTCAATGCGATCAAGAAATGGTGCTTTGTTCCACCAAATCTCGTGTGCTTGTGCCCAGTTGTCAACTACAACTACATCACCATTCTTGGCGATGATCTTGTAACGATGACGATCATAGAGACCATCACTAGTTTGTGTGAAAGTCTTTGTCATTTTGCGATGCTCAACAGGATCAAATCCTCTGCCCTCAACAACTGCACTCCATGGTGCATATAGTGGACCATCATAGTTATTAGAATTTGGCATTGACACTAACTACCGTAGCGTTAGGGTTACGAGCTAGAGCAACCTTTTTTGCCTCTTGATAGTCGCGGGCATGTACTTCTTCTTTGAAGACTGTGCCTGCAACATATAGGGTGACTTCGTGTTTCATGATTAATTACTGATAGATGTGGAACATCATGCCGTGGTAACCTGAATTGTACTTCTTACCAGACCCTTTCATCTGGAGATGAAACAATTTGAAACCATCAGCAGTGCGAAACTCTAGAGTAGTACGATTAAGTTTCCACTCTCCACCATCACATTGCTTAGACAGATCATCGATGTTGATGATCTTCATGTCATTTGTTTTCTTGTTACGCCACACCATTTTAGTGACAGGCATAGCATTGTAATCAAGACCTTTACGCACGATGATGTCAAATATGATCGCCTTATTGGCGTTCATAAAGTCCAGGAAGGCGTCCTTAACTGGTTGTGGGATGTTGTTAGCGTAGACACGATTCTGGCGCACCTCAGCGTCACACAGAGGGAGATCTTTGTGGCGCAGTTTGACAGTTGACATGCCAAAATTGTTAGGCACACCGAAGAACAAACGGATGAAAAGAGCTGGAAGAGTATCTTCTAGACCAAAATACTCAATGAATTTGCGAGAAGAAAGCAATGCAACCTGTGTGTGGTTCTTGCTTACATTCTTGACAGAGTATGCAGTAGTTGACTCATTGTCATAGATGTCAACTTTAGTTTGTGGGCGACCGTCAGTAACATGATCACCACCAAACATTTCGTTCATGGTGTCAGTCAGATCACGCTCATACTCATGACCTTGTGCCTTTGCTAGTCGTCCTGCTTCTACTGCGTTCATGCGTCTTTTGTTGTTACTCATATTATAACGCCCTTAGAGAGGCGCAGAAGGGGCACTGTGACAGTTATTGCTTTGGCATAGCAAGGTCGGATCTTTTATCATATTTCCACTCAGCATATTCTCCTTCAGCATCAACATAAACTAGGAAACATTGACTGTGTTTATAACCACGATACAAATGTCTCCAGTGTTTATGCTCCATACCACTGTATACGCACATATCTCCAGGTTCTAATTCATACTCTAAGAGCTCATCATTCACCTTGAAATATATGGGCCAAGGTATATCTTTCTCGATGCAAATCGTGACGCCATATTCACCAGGAGCACGATCTATATGAGGTGGTAATTCACTGCCTTTAAGATATACTCGTGAGTATGAATAACATGGATGCAGTTTCTTTCCTACTATCTCCTCAATTCTTGGTTGCAATTGCAATAGCAATGCCTCAAAAAATATGGGAGCATAATATGAAACTGAGTTACGAATATCTTTGTCCTCAGGATATCCTAGGAACTTCATCATCATATCAACATTAAGGGAGAGATATTGACAGAATGACTCTGATAGTGCTCCCTTTTCAAGATGTATCATTTAATAATAGCAAATAAAAAGGGGAGCATAAAGCTCCCCGACTAGTTCACAATCCAACGATACGGTTAGGATCGTCGCCGTTGTCTCCCTTGATCTGAGGATAGAATTGATCCTTATCAAAGGGCAATTGCCAATCATTGTTGAGCATGTAGAG